CTTCCATGGCCTTTTTAGCGCCTGCCATGATGACGTTAGACAGGATGTTGCCGATGACAACGGCCTTCGCGCCGATGCCGCCCTTTACACCCTCGCCGACTTCCTCGCCGACCTTCTTACCTGGCGCTTTGCCGTCGATTTTCTCAACGTCCTTCTGCAGTTCTTTCCCTGCGCCGTCCTTCAGTTTGGCTTCCACCTCGATATAGGCAGAGCCAACGTTAGTGTCAGGCATTATTCACCCCCTACGGCGCTTTTGTCATGCTGCGCGCGGCGCGGTTTCGCCAATTCCGCGCGCAGCTGGTCGATTGTCATAACCTGCGCGTCAACCTTGCCGCTGTTCGCATCCGTCATCCACGACGGGCCTATCAGAGCGGGCTTCTTATCGCCCTTCTTCGCGCCGAACATGTATAGCAGCATGTTCAGCTGGTTCGCGATCAACGCGAGCAGAGACAGCTCGCTCGTCCACCGGTCATCGGGCGATTCGCAGACGCGGATTCTCGCCCCTGCGGGCAACTGCGCCGTCAGCGCTGCGATATGGGCCGCTGAGTGCTCGCCGCCCATCGCTTTATCAAGGTCGATTCCGTATGTTTGCTGCAGGTCTGCGCGCAGTTCATCCTCATGCGCACCCAGCGCATACCCCAGCATGACTAGTTTTTTGATGCAGCTGCGATGACCTCAAAGGCGAGCGAGATGACGGCATCAGCCGGTGCGTCATCGCCGCCGCATGCGTCCGCAACGTCTGCCATGGTGTCACCCAGCACATAATCAGCGTACTGGATAGCGTAAGCGCCCTGCTTGCTAACGTCCTTCTCGCCTTGCAGCTTCGCAAGCAGCTTAACAGCGGCCCATGAGTTAGCACGTGCCATGTCCACGGAATACTTGCGGTCGTTGACCGTGACGCGCTTGATAGTCCCCTTTGCCATTTCGCATCACCTAATTCGTAAAAGCGATGTACTCGGTGAGAGTGGTGCCGTCAGCAGCCGCGAGACAATCGAACGTCAGCGCGCGTCCATCGAGGTCAGCGCCGTTAAGCGTCTGCGAATCGCGCTCGGTCAGCTGAATGGTAGCGACGCGACGGTTGACGATGCCGGTGCGCGGCACGGTCTCGATGACGCACTCCACCGGGTCAAGCGTGCGCCCGTGGTGCTTGATAGTGAGAGCGCCGGTCTGGCTGTCCACGGTAACAGCGTCATCGCCCCACATCAGCTTTGCGACCTGCTCATTGCACTCAATAGGCGTGAAGGAAATCTGCTCGGAATACTCGGTTTTGACATTGTAAACCTCCGTCAGGCCCTCCCACGCGCGCTTCGCGTCGTTGTTGGAGCTCTCGGAAATCGAAAGGCCCTCGTCAGACGTGTAGCCGATGCACTTGTAAGTGTTTGCAAGCGCGGTAGTAGCGTCAGTGGGATGCGCAGTGCCCTGCGGCGCGACGAAAACAGCGCCGGTCGCGAGAGCAGCGCCGACCGTGACGCGGCTAGCATCAACATTAGGCATACTTTTACCTTCTTTCACAAATTATCTAGATTGTCAGTTGGTGGACGCACTCAACCGTCAGCTGGTAGCGCGGTAGACGTGTCGATTCGTCCCACCACGGGTAAGGCGTTTGCGAAACGCGCATGCTGTGCACACCTGCGGGCGGCTCGCTCGTCTCAATCGCATAGACGATCTCGTTCGCGTCCGCTTCCGCGGTTACCTCGTCAGCGGCCCACGCCTGTATTGCAAGCGTTGTGCTGCAGACCTTTGAATCGACAGGCCCGCCGATGTTCTCAACGGTCTGGAAGCGCTCGCTGTCCATTGGCGGTTGAGTGCTGCAGCCGTCACCGATAGCGAGCGCGCTGATGAACTCGACGAAAGCTTGCGTAACGCTGAAAACAGCCATCGTTCATCACCTGCTCGCTTTCAAAAGGCCGTTGTGCTCATGCTCAAACTTCATAGCGGCATAGTTGCCGGTGTAGACGATTGCGACGGGATGGTTCCTGCTGTTAGCGGGCTTGTACAGGTACATCGGGTACTTGCCGCCGACAAGCTTTGCGCCGGGATGCGATTTGAGCCAACCGCTGTTTGGTTTGCGCCCGGTGTTCCTGAACGCGCCCACAGGGTCACCGCCCGCAGTCGCGACGAACTGGTTGGTGCGTCCACCGCGCGACGCGCTGTTCGCCCTGTCGCGAATCTTGCGCGCTGATTCGTTGACCGCCGCGCGCGTGCCTTTGCCGCGCTGCGCCGCTTCTTCAAGCGCCTTCTCATCGATTCTGACGCGCGTCATCCCACCGTTAGCCATCAGCCCGCTCCACTTCCACAGGCATGCTCCACGCCCCAGGCGTGTTCGCGTCCATATACGGCTGCGGGTCACCGATGACGCGGTAACGCCCGCTGTAAGGCTCTGCAAGCTCGATTTCGCAGCCACGCAGACTGGTTGCCCATGTCTTAGGAAAATGGACTGTGAGCGCCACTGAAACGCCGTCAGGGCGGCTCGCGTCCAAATCCTCTGTGCTACCCGGTGCGACCAGCAGCCCGTCCACAGCGGTTCCATCATCAAATGCGCGCTGCGGGTTGCCGAAACGGTCTTTGATGCCGTGGACAGGCGCGTAAACAACGCCGTTAATCGTCGCAAACATCGCCGAACCGCCAAACCTTGCGCGGGGCAACCTGCGCGGGGACAGCGCCGATGTACGGCTTGCCGATGCCCAGCATGCGCTTCTCGCTCGCTGTGATGTACAAATCGCCGTAGGGGTTGCCGAAACTGAACGACTGCGTGTACGGCCCTGCGGTCTGGCTCGCCTGCGTAGCTCCGAAAGGCAACGCGCTTTCAGTCGCGCCGATAGCCCTGTGGGCCATCTGTCGGCAGACCATCATCAGCAGCCGCGCGTAATCCTCGCTAGGCTCGCTGTAGTCGATGCCAGCTGCGGTCAGCTGCGAGTTGATTTGAGCGGTCGCATCGTCCAAGCACTCCTGCAGCGTGTCCACGTCCACTGCAGCGCCGTAGCGCGCTTCGTACTGCTCAACTGTTGCCCAGCTCATTCTTCACCTGCTTACGAAAAGGCCCCCGCAGCGTGCACGGCTGCAGGGGCCATATTGGGATTGCTCAAAAGCTCAACTAGGCGTTAACGACCTGGACGAACTTCTCAGTGTCAGCAACAAAGCCGATCTCGGCCTCGACGCGGACGGCGAACATGTTGCGCTGCCACAGGTTAATCTGGTTGGTGCCGTCGTTGACCGTAGCGTCGGCGCTGTAAGCGATGTTGATGCCGTCGACGATGCCGTACATGGCAGCAGACCAGTCACCGGCGAACATCAGCGGAACGGCAGCGGACTTAACGACCGGCGAGCCGTAGACCAGGCCGACAGCCTTGTCATCAAACGACGGCTGATACAGGGGATGACCGATGCCGTCAACGGTCGTGATCATGTTTGCGTAATAGCTGTTGCCAACAGCGAAGCCGGAGACCTCGCCGTCGTTGGCGGCAACTGCCAGCATAGCGGCCTTAACGTCCACGGACGGGTCAGCGCCAGCGGTGATGGTGTCAACGCCGGACAGGCGGTCAAAGCCGGTCACAGCGCCGGTGCCGGCGAACACGGCCTGGTCGAAGGCCTTGGCGATAGCGCCGGGGAGACGACGGATAAGCTCGTCGTACAGCGCAGGCACGTCGCGGCGGAACTCGTCGGAGAACAGCTCGATGACGGCGAACTTCTGCGGGCGCATGGTCTTCGTGGTCAGCTGCGAGTTGCTAACGGGCTTCTCGGCGGTCTCAGCGACCATAGCGGCCACGGGGTCACCGGTCACAACGGGGATAGCGAGCCCGCGGCCCGGAACCTCGATGCGACGGGCGAGCTGCATGACAGCGGACTGTCCCTCAACACCGGCAAGAATCTCGGCGCTAACCTCAGCAGGGAGCTCAATAGTGGTGCGGTTGATGTCGATACCAGCCATTTCAAATACCTACTTTCTACTTCATAAGTTCAGTCATGAAATCTGCAAAAATGTCGCGAGTGTCGGCCTTGCCGGATTCGTGGACGATGCGCGACGCGCGCGCGGTGGGCGCGATTCTGGGCGGCTCCTGCTTCGCCTTCGCGAGCTCTTGATACTCGCTCGCGAGCTTGTCCATAGCGGCTCTGTCAGCGCAGCACTCAAGCAGCGCAACCGGCGCGCCGGTCGCGTCCGCGACCTCTCGCACGTCCGCAGCGTGCTGCTTCTCGGCCCGCAGCTGCGCAAGCTCCGTTTCAGCCTTCTCTGCGCGCTGCTCTGCCTTCTGCTGCTCTGTCATCTGCGCCTGTTTGAGCTGTTCCAGCTCGTCTGCAGCGGCCTTGTTCTCCTTCGCCCGCTGCTCCCACTTGCGCGCTTCCGCCTTCCAGTCCGTCTCCGCCTTCGTCGTCTCGCCGTGCGGCTCCTCGGTCTTGGCTGCGGTCTCTTCGGCCTGTTGCGCGTCCATGGTCTTCTCGTCGGTCATCTCCACGTCCTTTCATCCGTGCGGATAAGGGTTCGCGCCGTGCGGCGCTGGGTATGAAAAACCCCGCCGTCGTGGCGGGTTGATTCCAAAAGTAAGGCTTTGCGCCTTTTCTCCGTCGTTTTCCTTACTTATCGTCGTGCGGGTGCGTGGTGGCGTACTGCTCGCGGTGCTGCTCGCGGATGCG